CCCCTGGTCCTGTGTCATCTTGTATAACTCTACCTTGTTAAACTCTCTGCTTGCTTTAATGATTGTCATGATTTAATCTCCTTTTCTTGTTTGGCTTGTTTGGTGTTGGTTAGTTTGCTTTCTTCTGCTGGGATACGGGGCGTTCTACTTCGTGAGCGAGTTCCATAAATTTGGTAATCTCAAGGCCATATACTTTCTCTTCCAGTACAGTGTCTACAACCACTGATGGGTGATACTCAGGGTCTTCGTTGCGCTTGCTAACCATTCTTAAGGCCTTATCTGGTGCTAAAATTGCTCCTGGAATTACATAGGTTCTGTTCTCTGCTTCACCTGTAATTTCATTAACTCCCAGTGTGGTTACCTTTGTGGAATTGATGGTTCTTGTGATTAACTTCTCTTTCATGTCTTGTTCTCCTTTTTTTTTTTTTTTAAATGGGTTTAATGGTATCACTGGGTGGGATTTGAACCCACAATCTCTGATGTCCTCGACCTTGACGCTTTTATTGCGTTCACATGTCCGTTGATTCTGCTCAACTTCCAGTGCCTTATCCGTTTGGCTACCAGTGATGTGGTTGATAGTTGCTTTATGTTAACCGGATGTTGTAATTTTCAGCGTAGTGAGGGCTACTTTGAATTATTAGTTAGTTCCGGTTGACATCTTGGTAGAAATGTGAGGGATAGCAGTTCAGTTTCACCTATCATTAGCTTAGCATCAATTGATTGTAGTGATGTGCCTGATACTTCAGAAAACTCCGCTATCATAATACTGCTGGGCGACTTAAACGCAAACTTCACAAATGGTGATGACCCTGGTGTTACTCGCTCAACTTCTGTGGCCTCGCCATATGCGAATTGCTCGTACATTTCTCTTAGCACTGCTTCACCTCCTAACTTGATGGTGTTATCTTTCCATCTATTAATATGATAACATGTAAATATGAACAAATTCTTAAGATTGCGGTTTGTTGAGAAAATCGGCTAAGGTGATTAATACCTGTAGGTCGTTACAATTGTTGATTACTTTTGATGTGAAGGCGTAGGAAAGTTCCCATCCATAGTGCGCTGGTTCAGTTTTAAACAAGTATATGTCCTCACGACCTTCGATTCTGTACGTCTTTGGTTCAGTAAATCTTAAGTTCTTTAAGTATTGCTGAAAAACTACAACCATGAGTTGGTCGTCTATTTGGTATGTTGCTGGTTTGCTGGCTTGAATTAGAATCATTCTTTTACCTCCTTATGGTCTAGGTAATAAAGATAGACGCTGTTATCTCTGAAAAATGCTATTTCGCGTGTGCCATACCGTTCTATGGCTTTGTGTATGGTCATGGATAACGGCGTGTTTATTGGACCTGTATCATATACTGTGATAACTGTATCTAACGTCCAATTTGCGTTTACTGAATAAAGTTGTGTTAACATCATAGTTGTTTCTACCTCCTTGTTTTATGCACATAAATCTGGCACCATTAATACTACCCAGTTTGAACTAAATCCTACGACCTCGTAGTCTCTATACTTACATAAAGCTTTAGAGGCAGTAAGTTCTTCATTCTTATTAATCCCGCTTGTGTTAATCTCCAGCACGGTTGATTTTTCCCAATCATTGTTTACGAAATATAAATCGCTGAATGTCATGTTTTTCCTCCTCTGTTTTACTTACGCATACGCGGTCTCCGTTGATATAACCAACTATGTAATCTCCATACCTCCTTCTAGCTTCGCTTGCTAACATCTTTTCTACTATGTCGGTTATGATGGTTAGTTATGTGCTGGTTTTCCAGGCATAATTGATATGGTAGATTTCGTAAAATGTCATCATTTTATTCCTCCTTAATTTTGTTATCTCTTTGTTTTTAAATACATTATAGCACTGTTTTAAGATTAAGTCAATAGTTTAATTGTAAACAAATTGTAAACAAATT